CAGGGTACAGGCTGACATGAACTATCAAATCACCGATGTCATGACCGAATACAGACCTGAGACGGAACGGATGCTATGGGGACTAGGTTTATGTGGTAATGCCTTTAAGAAGGTCTACTATGACCCCAGCCTAGAACGTCAGGTATCTATCTTCATCCCTGCTGAGGATGTTGTAGTGCCTTATGGTGCTGCTAATCTTGAGACTGCTGAACGTGTTACCCATGTAATGCGTAAGACAGAGAATGAAGTTAGAAAGCTTCAGGTTGCTGGATTCTATCTAGATGTTGATTTGGGTGAACCAAACAACACGATGGATGAGGTTGAGAAGAAGATTGCTGAGAAGCAGGGATTCCGTGCTACATCCGATGACAGGTATAAGTTATTGGAGATGCATGTTAATTTAGATTTGGAGGGATATGAGCATGAAGATAAAGATGGTCCTACAGGCATTGCTTTACCGTATGTTGTCACCATTGAAAAGGGTTCTAACAAAGTTCTATCAATTCGCAGGAATTGGAATGAAGATGATAAAACGCATCAAAAGCGTCAACACTTTGTTCACTATGGATACGTTCCGGGCTTCGGCTTCTACTGCTTCGGGCTTATTCATCTTGTCGGTGCTTTTGCTAAGTCTAGTACTAGTCTTATTCGACAACTGGTAGATGCGGGAACTCTATCTAACCTACCCGGTGGTTTCAAGACCAGAGGCTTAAGAGTCAAAGGTAATGACACCCCTATAGCACCAGCTGAGTTCAGGGATGTAGATGTACCTAGCGGTACCATCAAAGATAACATCATGACCCTGCCTTACAAGGAACCAAGTCAAGTATTGCAGTCCCTGCTTGGAACTATTGTAGAAGAAGGTAGGAGGTTTGCGGGAGCAGCAGATATACAAATATCTGACATGTCTGCTAACTCTCCTGTCGGTACAACTCTGGCTATCCTTGAGCGGACAATGAAGGTTATGAGTGCTGTACAGGCTCGTATACATTACTCATTGAAGCAAGAGCTTCGCCTGTTAAAGAAGATAATTGCAGACTATACCCCAGAAGAATACTCATATGAACCTGAACTAGGTGATAGACAAGCTAAGAAGTCAGATTATGATATGGTGGATGTCATCCCTGTATCAGACCCCAATGCCGCTACGCTATCTCAGAAGGTTGTTCAATACCAAGCTGTAATACAACTAGCCCAAACAGCTCCTCAAATCTATGACATGAAGTATTTGCATAGACAGATGCTGGATGTACTTGGCATAAAAAATGCAGACAAGCTAGTCAAGCTAGAAGATGATGAGAAGCCTCTAGACCCAATCTCTGAGAATATGAACGCAGTCAGTGGTAAGCCTATGAAAGCATTCATCTATCAGGACCATGATGCTCACATCGCAGCGCATCAGGCATTCATGACTGACCCTGTAGTCACCAAGACTATTGGACAGAATCCTCTAGCAAATCAAATCATGGCGGCATTACAAGCGCATATGGCTGAACACCTAGGATTCCAGTACAGAAGCCAGATAGAGAAGCAGATGGGAGTCACTATGCCTCCTCCTGATAAGCCTCTACCAGAGCAGGTTGAGGTAGAACTGTCTCGTTTAGTAGCTATGGCAAGCCAGCAACTGCTTCAAATACATAAAGGCGAAGATGCACAAGCTCAAGCTGCTGCACAACAGCAAGACCCAGTAGTACAGATGCAACAAGCTGACCAAAAGCTGAAGGAAGCTGAGGTACAGCGCAAGTCCGCTAAGGATGTGGCTGATAACCAGTACAGAATGACTGCACTGGAAGCTAAAACTGCCTCAGAAGATGCGGCATTAACAGCTAAAACTAATATGGAACAGATGAAGCTACATGCTAAAGCTGAAGAACATGCCATAACAGATAGAGCTAAAGCAGCAAGTGAGAAACTTAAGCTAGGTGTAGAGGTTGCAAAGGAAAACGCTAGACTACAAGGTAAAAAATAATGAGTGATAAGGTATTAAAGCTTCTAGTTGAGAAATTGGAAGACAAGGTGTCGCAAATTCAAGATAATCTAGGCAGCGGTGCTGCTAAAGACTATGTTGAGTACAAGGCAATGGTTGGTGAGATAAAAGGTCTTCTCACTGCTCGTTTAAACATACTAGACCTACAAAAACATATAGAGGAATCTGATGACGATTGACATACTACTGGCTACAAATCCAGACAACCCTGTAATAATTGGCTCCATAAGCAAAACAATTGAAGAAAAAGCAAGTCAGCTACCCAAACCTAGTGGGTATCATATCCTTTGTGCCATTCCAGAGCAGGAGAAGGAGTTTGATAGCGGTATTATCAAGGCTGATAGCACTATTCACTACGAAGAGCTTCTCACCACTGTATTATTTGTGGTAGCACTCGGACAAGACTGCTATACAGATGCCACTCGCTTCCCCTCTGGAGCGTGGTGTAAGGTAGGAGACTTCATATTAGTCAGACCAAATGCAGGTTCTCGCCTTGTTATACATGGCAAAGAGTTCCGCATGATAAATGATGACTCAGTTGAAGGTGTAGTGGATGACCCAAGAGGAATTAAACGCAAATAAGGAGTTTAAACATGATAGAAAAGAACGAATATAAGTTTCCAGACGAGGTAGATGACGTAAAAGTTGAGGTTGTACTCGATGGAGAAGACGTAGATATTGAAATAGAAGACGATACACCTGAAAAAGACAGGCATAGAGAGCCTTTACCTGACAATCTAAAGGAAGAACTTTACCAAGATGAGCTAACTGACTACTCTGCTAAGGTCAAAAACAAGATTAAGCAGATGAGAAAGCTCGCTGAGGATGAAAGGCGCGACAAAGAACAAGCCAGAAGGGAGCAAACAGAGGCTATTTCATATGCACAGAAGCTAAATGAGGAGAATAAACGCCTTAAAATTAGCTTAAATGACAGTGAAAACAGTGTCTTAAAGTCGGTAAGTCGCAATGTTGACATGGAAATGGACAAAGCGAAACAGGCATATAAAGAAGCACATGAGTCTGGAGACACAGACAAAATGCTAGAAGCTCAAGAATCTTTAACAGAAATCTCTATAAGAAGTGATAAAGTTAAGAATTTTAAAGTAGCCCCTTTACAAGCTGATGATTCTCCTGTACAAATACAGCAACCAGCTATACAACCTGACCCAACCGCAAAAAGTTGGCAACAAGACAATACTTGGTTTGGAGCTGACGATGAGATGACATCTTTGGCATTAGGCTTACATGAAAAGCTTAAGAAAGAAGGAGTTGTAATATCATCCAAAGAGTACTACAGGCGCATTGATGACACAATGCGTAAACGGTTCCCAGAGAATTTTGAGACCGACATAGAAGAAAAGAGCAAAAGCTCTACAAGACCTAGCAACGTTGTAGCATCTGCTTCCCGTAGCACATCTTCTAAGAAGATAAGGCTTACACAATCGCAGATGAGCATTGCTAAGAAGCTTAATATAACACCTGAACAATATGCTCAGGCATTAATTAAAATGGAGTCCTAAAATGACAGCCAACAGAAAAGATAGAGAACTTGAAACCCGTACAATGGAAGAGAAGCCTAAGCAGTGGTCTCCTCCAGAACTCTTGCCAGAACCTGTCAAGATGCCGGGCTACTCGTACAGATGGATTAGAGTTTCTACGCTAAATAATGCGGACCCTCGCAATATCTCAGCAAAACTGAGAGAAGGATGGGAACCAGTACCAGCGATAGAACAACCGCAGTTCCAACTGCTAATCGACCCTAATAGTCGCTTTAAGGACAATATTGAGGTTGGTGGGTTATTGCTTTGCAAGACTCCGACAGAACTGGTAGACCAACGTAATGAATATTACAGAAAGCAAACCAATGCTCAATCGGAAGCTGTAGACAACAACTTGATGAGTCAAAGCGACCCAAGGATGCCACTCTTTAGAGAGCGTAAATCCACAAGTAGCTTTGGCAAAGGTTCGTAAACTTTTTAATTTGGAGTTATAAATGGCATTTCCTACCGTTGCAGGTCCTTATGGGTTTCAGCCCATAAATCTGATTGGTGGACAAGTATTTGCTGGTTCAACTCGCTTGATTCCTATTACTTCAGCTTCAGCTACATCCATCTATTATGGTGATGTGGTTAGGTTGAATACTGTCGGAACATTGAGCAGAGCAGCCACTGGTACTACTTCCGCTACAGATGCAGTTGGTGTTTTCTTGGGTTGTGGATTCACAAACCCAACAACTAAGCAATTTCTTCAACAACAATATTTCCCCGGTGGAACTGTTGCGACTGATATTGTTGCTTATGTTTCTGATGACCCTGATGCTTTGTATAAAGTAGCAGTTCTATCAACAAGTACAGCAGTAAGCGGGTTAACTCAAGCAGCTGTTGGACAAAACGTTGCTTTCTTTCAAACTACTGGTAGCACTACTACTGGAAATTCAAAAGAAGGTGTTTACAATTCAACTGGTTCCACTACAACTCTTCCT